GTTTTGCAACGTCGCCCGTATGCGTCCGGCACCATCAAAGAACGTTTTTCGCTCCAACAAATTACGTGTTTCTTTATCCAACTGCTTAATCTGTGTAAACGTCTGTATTGCGGTCGCAATTCCGTTTCGGGTCATTCTCTCCAAAAAGTCCGTCAACATATTATACGGTTTCCAATATGGGTTTCCGTAATCCTCCCGGCTGTAATCATTATTAAAATCGCTTGCCGTTGGTTCCTCTCCGGTGTTGTCAATTTTAGCAATCCAAACAATACCGTTATGGCTCACTTTCTGCCCGGCTTTGTACGGCAATATCATGTTCCATTCCGGGTATTGTAGCCCCCAATCATCCGGCATAATCGCCGCCATATTATCCAACGTCAAAAGCGGGTGCGCACCTTGAAAATACAACCCACTTTCCGTCTGCGTTAAATTGTCGTCTATCGCCTTTGCCGGGTCGTATGATTGCTCCCACCCGCACACATTTTTTAACGCTTCGCATATTTCATTTATTCTTATCATAAAAACGCCCATTTATTTCCCATATTAGGAATTAAGATTGCAATAAATAAGGGGGCGGGGATAACCACCCCGTCCCCTCGGTTAAATAATTGTTCCGTTTTCCGGCTTATGCGCCTGCACCTCCGGCGGGAAATTCCCCGGCGTTGGTTACATATACAGGCATACCCAAAGGTACATTTTCCTCACGTGCTGCAATCTGCGCTTTGATAATCGGATTTGCAACGGTTGTTGGGTTGCTGTTGTAAGCAATTACAAACGCAACGTCTGCGCTAAATCCAAAATATTCTTTCACGTTGCAAGTCATATCGGCACTCGCTGCGCCTGCTGTCTGTGACTGGTCGCCAACTGATGTGTAATAGTGCGAACCAACGGGCAAATCAATGTACGGCAAACGTACAACGTCCCATTCGTGGAAATTCGCACGGGTGCGGTTCAACGCCTCACGGTCAACACGTGTTAAAACGCCAACGTTACCATCCTCTACGGCAAAGAATGTGCCGTTTTTGCTAGCTTCATTTACGACGTTGTTTGTATAATGGAACACTTTATTTTCGTATTCCATACGCTTGTTTACGTCGTTATAAATACCGTGCTGTGCCAATTTTTTAATAAGGCTGTCAATTCCGGCGTTACCTACGACGTGAACCAAACCCGGATAACAATTTGCACGCATAATCGGGTTAATATCGCCCATAATTTCGGTTGCCATCTGCGTTGGAACCTCAATAACGTTTGCAGCGAAATTGTAATTCAACTTGTCTTTCAATACTTGGGTTTTTCCTGCCTCCAACGCTGAAACGGCTGCTTGGTCTAACGAATTTGCAAACGCTCTGCAAACCTTTTCCATTTTGCGGTTGAAATCGTGGTCATACGAAATTTCGTTGTTCACATACAACGTTGGCACCATTGTAAAGCCGACGGAATATGTCGCCCAAACCACGGTATAAAGTGCAGACGTGTTTTCATCGTCCGGGATAACACACGTACGAACGTTGCTAACCGTAACGTCGCCATCGTAATTGATAACCGGAACTTGTACCGTATTTCCGATTGAGGCAAACGCTCGTTCACGCAATTTCGGGGACAAAATGGAATTTCCGGCGTTGGTCTGTTCAATGAAAAAATCCAATGCGCCATACTCGCACGGGCGGGTCATATTACGGTCTAACTCCGGGTTTTCTACTCGCCAATTCTGTAATCTTGTTGCAATTAAACTCATAGTCTTTTTATCTTAATTTGTTATTAAATGCGGGTTTACCCATTACCCGGTTATCTCTCCGGCAATTTGTTAATACTATTTTCCTGCCAAACCTTTCTCATATCTTCGTCAAACTCTTTGGAACCTACCGTTTTACCTTGCGCCATCAATTGTTTTGTAATAAGTTCGTACGCCTCTGATTGCGTTTTGGCTCCGCTTACGTCCAATGTAATTCCGCCGCCTCCGGCACCGCCTGCGGGCTTTTTTGTGCCGCCTCCTGGCTGTTGTCTTTGCTGCTCCAATACTCCCATCGTTTCCAATTCTTTTGTCAGCAACTCGGCGGGCGTGAATGGGTTCAACTGATTGTTTGGATTGCGCATAATTGCGCCGCTTGCATCTTTGAACGCCAAAACCTTTCCGCCGTTTCCGTCGTCTATATATTCCGGGTTCATGCCTTTTACTTTTTCGCTCGCCTGCGCCAAAATAACCTTTGTTACGCTTTCCGGGAATCCTGCTTTGAATTTAAGCCCGGCGGCGGCTGTCTGCAATGCGTTGTCAATTCTTACTCCGAACAATTCTTTTTCGTGGTTTGCCTTTTCTTCCTCATACTTGGTTGTCAACTCGGTAAACTGCGTTGTCACGTTCTGCAAATCTGCTTTTGCCTGCTTCAATGCTTTCACGGTTTCCGCATCTGCCGCACCATCGGCAATTGCCTTTTCTAAACGGGCCCTTTCCTTGGTCAATGAATCAATCTGCGATTGCAGCCCGGTTGCGCCATCGGCTTTTGTTTTCATTTCCCCCATTACACGTTTTGCGTAATCATACGTTTTTTCGGTTCCATTTTTAGCGATACCGGAAACCGCCAAAATATCGGCATCCAAAGCCCCGTAAATTTCGCCCGTTTTCTTGGCAATAACGCTGTTTTCGTCATTCTGCGATAATGCTGTTATCGCTGTAATCTGTTCGTCAGACAATCCCGACAAAGCCGCATTTGCAACTAAAATTTCTCTCGTTAACATAATATTCTTACCCTTTGAATTAATTAAGTGCGATTGCTTCTACTTTTCCGCTGTTTGCGTTAATAATATCAATTGTGTATTTTGGGGAATCCCCGGTTGTGTCAACCAACCAACTAACAACACGTGCATGGCTGATTTTCTTTTCAACCTCTTTTGTTACCAAAATAACGTCGGTAATTGTTCCGCCCTCAATACATTCAATCAACTTTTTCTTTGTGTCGCCGTCCAATGCTGCGGCGGTTGTGGTTACTTCAATAACCAAATTGTCTTGCTGTGCAATCTGTGCCATATTCGTAATTTTTAATGGTTAAACATTCTCGTTGTTTTCCGGGCTATCGCCTGCCGCTTCCTCTGCTTCTGCTGTTTTTTCGGCTTTTGGTTTTCGTCCGGCTTTCTTTGGTTCTGCTGGGATAACTCCGGCGGCTGTCAGTTCTGCAATAATTTCGGCTTTCATTTGTTCACGTTCTGCCGCCTTTGCTTCTGCTGCCGCCTTTGCTGCTGCTTCTGCCTTTGCTCGTTTGCTGGCTTCAATCTTTTCTTTGTTCGCTGCCTCCCAAACGTTCGGGTCGTGCATAATGTCAACTTTATAACCCATTTTTCGCAAATTGTGCAATCCGAATGTTTCAAAGAACTTTTTTCCGAAAACCTGCATACGTGGTCGTGAAATTCTTTCGCCCGTTTCTTGGTTGAATTTTACGACCTCAATACGACAATGGTAAAAACTTTCCTCGCCTTGCGGCACAATGAAATTTTCCGGGGTAACGTCCAACAATCCGACGTCCTTTGTTTTACCCTCTGTTTCTGCTTTCACTCGCATAATCATAAAATTTATTTGTTATTACTTCAATTTTCTTGGAAAATGGTATTTGGCTGCCAAATTCCAAAACGTTTGTATTCTCACGTTCAAACCTACGCACAAAATTAGCGAAATTCAATTTAATGCGCAATTCATCCTCGGTAATTAGCTGTTTTTCGTACAATTCTAATACTTCCGGACGTGTCAAATGTCGGTACGGCTCCAATTCTGCCAACACTAACATACGTTGCATTTGTATTGGGTCGTGTCTGTACTCCGTTTCGATAATCTGATTTTGTAGCGCATCCAATTCCCCCTCGCTTGCTCCGCTTTCTTTCGCCATCTTATAACGTTCTCGCAATTGGGTTGCATCAGACAAATAAAACTCGGTGCCATAATTGATTTTTGCCGAAATGAACATTGTTCCATAACGCAAACGGCAAACGGTTTCGTCAACGAACTTTTGCGCCGCCTCAAAGCCTTTTTTTACTCGGTTTAATACCGTACTTTGGCTTTCAAAATTGGCTTTAATTTGCTGTTCATTTAATGCTTCACGGGTTGTTATTTCCTCGTTGGTACCAACAACCGCCGTAATTATGTTTGTACGCAACCGTTCTTCCTCGCTAACGTTATAATCCAAACTATTACGGTCAACGGTCAACATCTGAACCGGGTTGCGCAAATCCGGCTGTTTGTCGCCGTCCGGTACCGGAATTTCAATGAATGAACCAACCCCGACAATTCGTTTATCTCCGCATTTCGGGCAACGCATCAATAAACCCGCTTGGTCTAATTTATAATAGCCTTGTTTATCTTTCAAAAACCCGCCGTCGCAATAATCGCCGTTTTCGCCGTTCGTAAAATCGCAACTTTGTTCATATCCGGAATAAATCGGGTACGACCCGTACATATCCAAATTTTTCTTTGATAAATGATAAAAAAGGAACCAATCTAAACTTTCCAACTCGGTTGTTAACGGGGACGCCTTAACGTCCGGTTCTCTCAAACTCAATGGTTCGTTCCAAAAAAAACGTGCTGGGCAATATCCTAAATCGTGCGGGCTATCAATCAGCAATTCGCCAATATTGCCTTTTTCCTCGGTAAATACCCGGTATCGTTCATCGTCAATTACGGCAATACGGTTGTCGTCCTGCCGGAATATTATCCAACGCATAACGCCCGTTGTTTTGTCTGCCTTGTATGAAATAACGTGTTCTATTGGCAACCAATAAAAGTACGGTTGCGGGTAATTATCGCCGGGGGATTGCTCTTTTGGCAAATCAACAATTAATACGCTGTTAATTTCGGTTTTGAAATATTCCCATCCCTTTGTGCTCCAAATTTCGGGTTCTTCCAATACGTGTTGTCTGTAATACTCCCAATCGTCCCTTTGTTCGCTGTTCATAAACTGATAATTGAACGCCGGGTTACGACCGTCAAAAATGCGGCTCAACTTATCAAAACAAACGCCCGTTACCTCGTTTGTCTTTACGGGGTAACGGAACAATGTTTTGAACACTTTGAATTTGTCTGCTGGTATAAGGTTTGAAACATAAGCCAAAAAATCGGTCACGGGTTGCGTAATGTATGGCGTCAACGCCTTTTCCGCATGAAATCGTATGCGGTTTTGGTGGTAAATCGCCCTACTTATCGCCGCTTTGTTCCGTGGCTCCGTTATCTGCTTTTTTATTTCTCTTATATCTAAGCCCATTTTCTTTGTCAAATTCAAATTTACTATTTTCCGGTAACTGCCAACCGCCGTTATTTGGCATTTTTAAAAGTCTTTCGGCGTGGCTAACTTCAAAATCTCGTGTCGTTTTCAATGTTTCATTTTCCAACGTCACTATTGTTTGTTTACCCTGCTGCATTTTTTAAGTCTGTTAGCGGGTTAAAATCTTCCGGTACGATAATAGCCAAATCATCCGACCAATTAGGTAAAAACGTCCATTGTATTGCGTTGCTATCGGGTGCCTCAAATCCTCCCAATGTTTTATCCCCGATAAACAAAGAACGAATTGGAATAGGATAATACGTTGTTGCTGTTTT